CTGAGGAAAGCAAAGAACAACAACTGGCAGACCTGTCCGTCCGACTGTCGAAACTAGCAGCGGAACTTAACATAGGTATCGTGTCTATCGGACACACTAACGAGAATGGAGACTTCAAGTATTGTAAGATGATTGGTCAACGTGCTAGTGTCATTGTGAACCTACACCGTGACAAAGAGTCAGACGACATGGAAGAACGCAACACAACGTATCTAAAGATTGAGAAGAACCGTCCGTCATCCGAAGAAGGTATGGCAGGTAAACTCAAGTTCAACTACGATACGTTCACACTAAGAGAGGTATACTGATGGAAACCAGAGTTTGTAAAATATGTGAAAAAGAGAAGTCTTTATCGTCTTTCCACAAAAAAGTATGGGAAGGAGATGATGGTTATAAAAGAGATGGGTATGATCATAGATGCAAAGAGTGTAAAATCGAGGTCACAACTCACGTAGCAAATCTCAAAAAGGGTTTTCAAAACCTTAAAACTTCTCATTGCGAATGTTGCGGTCAAACGGACACACAAATAATGATTGACCATAACCATGAAACTGGACACTTTCGTGGTTTTGTATGTAAATCTTGTAATAGAAATCTTGGTATTATTGGAGATACTTTTGAGTCTGTTATGAAATCGGATTGCGATCAGATGTATAAAGACTACATGAAGATAGCTAATTACCGACAAGGAAAGGGTACTAGATTTGCCAGTATTTGACATAGAAACAGATGGGCTGAACGCCACAAAGATACACGTGTTATCGTGGATGGGGGACGATGGAAATGTGCATCACACCCATGACTATGTAGCTATGCGTATATTCTTTGAGGAAGCAGACATCCTCATTGGTCACAACATTATCCGCTTTGACATCCCCCAAGTAGAAAAAGTATTAGGGGTCAAGATCAAGGCAAAGCTAGTGGATACCCTAGCCTTGTCGTGGTACCTGAACTTCAACCGTGGGTCACATGGCCTAGAAGGTTATGGTGTTGACTATGGTGTACCAAAGCCAGTTATCAAGGATTGGAATAGTCTTACACCAGAGGAATATGCCCACCGTTGTAATGAGGACGTTAAGATCAACTCACGACTATGGCGTGACTTAGACATCAAGCTAAACAAGCTGTACCCTGACAGTGGAAATAAGTGGAAGCTGATCGACTACCTGACGTTTAAGCTACAGTGTGCAGCAGAGCAAGAGGCCCTACGATGGAAATTAGACGTACCCAAAGCACAAGCCCACTTACAAGAGTGGGAAGCACTCAAGCAAGAGAAGACAGAGGCACTTGCCAATGTTATGCCGAAGGTCATCAACTACGCTGTACGGACAAGACCAAAGGTGTACCACAAACAGGACGGAAGTTTGTCTGCAAACGGTGCCAAGTGGGAACAACTCTGCAAAGACCACAAGGTCCCGACGAGTACCCAGAGCCTGAAAGTCAAGGTTGGTGAAGATCGTGCTAACCCTAGTTCTGTATCACAGGTAAAAGAGTGGTTGTTCATGCTAGGGTGGGAACCACGTACATTTAAGTTTATGAGGGAAGCAGATGGCTCCACAAGGAAACTGGAACAAATACGTAAAGACGGAGAACTCTGTTCCTCAGTACGTGAGTTGGTTGCACGAGAACCTGCTATTGGTTTGCTTGACGGCCTCACTGTTCTTTCTCATCGTATTGGAGTCATCAAGGGCTTACTTGACTCAGAAAACGAGGGATATGTGTGTGCAAGTGTGGCAGGACTTACGAACACATTCAGGTTCCGTCACGCCCGACCATGTGTCAACTTGCCAAGCGTTGATCGACAGTACGGTAAAGAAATAAGGGAATGCCTGACAGCACCAGAAGGTTACACTCTGTGTGGTGCCGATATGACATCATTAGAGGACACAACCAAACGTCACTACATGAAACCACTAGACCCTGATTATGTCGAGGAAATGTCTAAGGATGGGTTTGATCCACACCTTGACCTTGCCAAACACGCAGGTGTCGTCACACAAGATGACATCGACAAACACAACTCAGGTGAACGTAGCCTCAAGGCACTGCGTAAGAACTACAAGGTGGTGAACTACAGTGCGACTTATGGCGTAGGTAAGCAGACCCTAGCCAGAAACACAGGCATGTCTGAGAGCGAAGCACAGACGCTCCTAGACGCATTCTGGTCACGCAACTGGTCTGTAGAGAAAGTAAGTAAAGATGCAACCGTTAGAAATTTATTTGGTTCTGATTGGCTTTACAATCCTGTGTCTGGCTTCTGGCATTCACTGAGGTCAGATAAGGATAGGTTTAGTACCTTGAACCAATCTACAGGTGTCTACTGTTTCGATAGTTGGGTCATGTACTGTCGTGGCTTCCTATTAAAAACTATTGGGCAATTTCACGACGAGGTTATTGTCCTGACAGAAGAAGGAGAAGAGGAAAACACAAAGAGCAAAATGCAGTCTGCTATTGATTTACTCAATGAAGAGTTGCAGTTAAATGTCCCTCTTGGGATTGATGTACAATTCGGTAAAACGTATGCCGATGTACACTAAAATAAAAAGTTGTCAGTAGCTGAAAAAAGTTACTATATATATTTACCAGTGTTAGAAAAGGATACACAATATGGCAAGATACACACTCGACATGGTTCTAGAATATGCAAAAGTATTTCCTGAGAACGCAGACATGGGTAACCCTGATGGACCACAGTGGCAACAACAGATTGCCAAGAAGGGTGGTCAGTATGTAGTCAATGCATACTTTACTAGCCAAGAACAGATCGACAAACTTATGATGGATGGCTTCAAGGCCACAGTCATGGGTAACTCTCGTATCCAAGAGGGTAATGCAGACTTCGGTATTGGTAAGTACATGAAGATCAAACGTGGCGTAGCTGATGATGTACGTGACTGGATCGACCCAATTACTAAAGAGAACGTCAACCTAGGTGGCCCTGTCAAGGTCGTTGACCTACGGCAAGGAAAAGAAGAAGTTCGTAAGTGGTCATTCTCTGAGGATGGTGAATTAGGCAACGGTACACGGGCAAAGGTGCAGTTTGAAACCTATGCTGATGGCAATGGTGTACGGCTGAATGGTATTGCTGTAACTGAACTTATTGAACGTACAAGCGAACCGTCAGAAGATGATATGATTTTTGCGGCGGCAGGTTAATGCAAGTAGAAATTAGTTTTGTAATGGACAAAGATGAGGACGGGGTTACAGGCTCCGTCACCATCGAACGACAAGAGGTAGATAGCTTATATGATCTCCTACATCTATATCACGATGCTTGCCTCGCAGCAGGGTACACCTACGTGGAATCCATCGGTGCGCACAAAGAGGGTGGCGAAATGGCTTGGTCGAGTTTCTGATGGGATACGGAAAGGCTTTAATCGACGGTGATGTATTCGCCTATCGTGCAGCCTTTTCTACTCAAGATGAAAGCGAACGGGCTGCACGTGTAAAGACTGACGAGATACTGCAAATGAGTATAGAGTATGTATGTGGCTGGCCTTGGGACAGTGACGACTATCAAATCTATATCACATGTAGTGGACATCAGTTTAGACACGACATTGCCAAGTCACATGTTTACAAAGGTAATAGGTCCAAAAGAGAAAAGCCTAAACACCTTTCATTCATTCGTGACTATATGGTGTCAGATTGGCAAACGGTTGTCAGTGTGGAACAAGAAGCAGACGATTGTCTAGCGATACATGCTACAGAACTCGACCATGATTGTACTATCGTGTCAGTAGATAAGGATATGCTACAGGTTCCATGCTGGCATTACAACCCTGTTAAAGGTACGATGAATAAGGTTACCCCCGACGAGGGAATTAAGTTCTTCTATACCCAGATATTGACAGGGGACAGTGCTGACAACATCCACGGTCTACCACAAGTTGGCCCTAAGAAAGCTGAGAAGATACTCAAAGGGTCAACCACTGAGGAAGATTTGTGGGATACAGTCGTTAAGGCTTATGATGGCGATGTAGACCGTGTAGTGGAAAATGCTAGATTGCTCTGGCTACGACGATACGAAGGGGAAATATGGCAACCACCAGACAAGCGATAAAGCATGGCTATCGTTCTGGTCTAGAAGAGAGGGTATCAAAGGAATTAGAGGAAGCTGGTGTTAAGTATGAGTATGAGACACAGAAGATCAAGTATCGTGTCGAGGAAGACCGTACCTATACACCAGACTTCATCTTACCTAATGGTATCATAGTCGAAACTAAGGGCCGTTTTACAACAGCAGATAGAAAAAAGCATTTGCTAATTCAGAAACAGTACCCAAAGCATGACATCAGGTTTGTGTTCCAGAACTCTAGAGCAAAGTTATACAAGGGTGCAAAGACTACTTATGCACAGTGGTGTGACAAGCATGGGTTCCTGTACGCAGATAAGTCTATACCAGAGGAATGGCTATGAGTTTATCAGATTACATAGAAGCGTATGATACAATCGAACAAGAAGACGACATAGATAAACTGAAACATATGGCTAAGTTTATATTGATTGGTCGTGCTATGAATGACAGAAACCTATCTGAGGAAGAGGCTATAGCTTTAGCGGAGTATAGTTCTATAGATTTAGGTATGGCAGAAGAGGTAGTGATACACTGATGGGAAAAAGATCCGAATTTGTTAGGGTACCTAGGGACTACTACCCGACACCAGAAGAAGCTGTTAAGCCACTTATAGATCACTTACCACAAGGTGGTTTTAGTTTCGTAGAGCCTTGTGCAGGTGATGGTAGACTTGTCGATCATATCGAAAGGTTGACTGATTATGCAGGTAACTGTCAGTGGGCTTCTGATATAGAACCACAGAGAAAAGATGTAATGCAGTGGGACGCACTTGATGTACCACCACATGATGTACTTGATATTGACTATTGCATTACTAACCCACCGTGGGAACGAAACTTCCTACATAACTTCATAGACACTTGGATTGGCATCATGCCTACTTGGTTATTGTTTGATGCTGACTGGATGCACACAAAGCAATCATCGATTCTTATGACATATTGTTCTAAGATCGTAAGTGTAGGTAGGGTTAAGTGGATAGAAGGTTCTAAACACACAGGTAAAGATAACTGTGCATGGTATCTGTTTGATCGACACCACAGAGGTCCGACAGAGTTTTATGGAAGGTTGATAGAATGATCAGTAGAGAAGACATAGAAGCGTTTGAATACTTTAGTCAGACAGAAATGGAGATGAATGTATATCAAGCCGCAGCAGCACAGACAGCTATCTATAAGCATGAACATCAGGTTATCTATCCTGCACTAGGATTAGCAGCAGAGGCAGGTGAGGTAGCCAACAAGGTCAAGAAGATACTACGTGATGGTAAGTTTGATCGACAAGCTATTGCTGATGAAGTAGGTGACTGCTTATGGTATATTGCAGCACTCTGTCGTGACCTTAACGTCAGTATGTCAGACCTTGCTGCTGCTAACCTAAAGAAATTACAGGATCGCAAAGAACGTGGGGTCCTCAGTGGAAATGGAGACAAAAGGTGAAGATTAGGCGTTTTTACTTTACGAAAGAAAGTGGATGGTCTCGAAATGTCCGTAGAGATGACAAGAATGGGCCTTGGTGTCGTTATGAAGATGTAGAGAAACTACTGGAACGCATCGAAGAACTGGAAAAAGGAAAAACAGATGATTAAATGGTTTTGGCGATGGATGAACTACGTAGTAACGTGGCGTGAACATCGTCGAGTAATTAAAGAACTAAATGCACTAACAGACAAAGAACTAGCTGACATTGGCATTGCACGTGCCGATATTGACCGACTGGTCTGGCTAGGAGAAGATAAATCAATGCGTGGACGAGGAAACGAACAAGAATGAACAATATGCTCCCTACCCCCTATCAAAACTTTATTGCACTATCACGTTATGCCCGTTGGACTGGAGACAAGCGTGAAACTTGGTCAGAGACAGTTGACCGATACATTGACAATATTGTTAAACCATTAGCAGGTGACGACAGCTACATCAAAGATATACGTGATGCAATTTTGTCACTAGAGGTTATGCCCTCTATGCGATCTATGATGACCGCTGGACCAGCAGCAGCCCGTGACAATACCTGTATGTACAACTGTTCTTACGTAGCTGTAGACAAGCCTAAACGCTTTGACGAGGCTATGTTTATCCTGTTGTGTGGTACGGGGGTAGGGTTCAGTGTTGAACGACAGTATGTCCAGAAGCTACCAGAAGTACCAGAGAAGATATTCAAGTCTGATACAACTATTGTAGTAAAGGACAGTAAAGAAGGTTGGGCTAAAGCATATCGACAACTACTAGCATTGTTGTGGTCTGGTGAAATTCCTAAGTGGGACGTATCTAAAGTACGCCCAGCAGGTGCAAGACTAAAGACCTTTGGTGGTCGTGCATCAGGACCAGCACCTCTAGTAGACTTGTTCAACTTTACTGTCGAGAAGTTCTTGAATGCTACAGGCCGTAAGCTGACATCTATTGAGTGTCACGACATCATGTGTAAGATTGGCGAGATTGTTGTAGTAGGTGGTGTACGCCGTAGTGCTATGATCAGTTTGTCTAACCTATCAGACGACAAGATGCGTCACGCTAAGTCAGGACAGTGGTGGGAAAACTATGGACACCGTGCCTTGGCTAACAACTCTGTAGCTTATACTGATAAGCCAGATGCAGAGACATTCATGCGTGAGTGGACAGCACTGATTGAAAGTAAGTCAGGTGAACGAGGTATCTTTAATCGTCAGGCATCACAGAAGCAAGCTGCAAAGAATGGTCGTCGTAATCCAGACAGTGACTTCGGGACGAATCCTTGCAGTGAAATAATTTTGTTAAATGCGCAGTTTTGCAACCTTACTGAGTGCGTAGTACGTGCTACTGACAGTATTGAAGACATAGAACGCAAGGTAAAATATGCGACTATCTTAGGTACGATCCAATCTACCTACACAAAGTTTCCGTACCTATCCAAGGATTGGACAGACAATACGGAAGAAGAGCGTCTGCTAGGTGTAAGTCTAACAGGCATCATGGACAATCCGCTAATGACCAGTGCTAATGCTGGGTTAGCCAAAACCTTGGAGCATCTACGAAATGTTGCGATTACTACAAATGCTGAATGGAGCGAACGTCTTGGTATCCCTCAGTCTGCTGCTATCACTTGTGTCAAACCTTCTGGCACTGTCTCCCAACTTGTTGATTCTGCTAGTGGGATACACGCTCGTCACAGCCCTTATTACATCCGTACTGTTAGAGGCGACAACAAGGACCCACTTACACAGTTCTTGATTGATCAGGGTGTACCTAATGAGCCTGATGTGATGAAGCCAGATGCAACAACAGTATTCAGCTTCCCACAGAAAGCCCCAGCAGGTGCAGTAACACGTAACGATATGACAGCTATCGAACAACTAGAAATGTGGCTGACGTATCAACGACACTGGTGTGAACATAAACCTAGCATTACTGTGTCAGTTCGTGACCATGAATGGGTATCTGTAGGTGCATTTGTGTATGAGCATTTTGACGAAATGTCAGGTGTGTCATTCTTGCCACACTCAGATCATACCTATCAGCAAGCACCTTATCAGGATTGCGACAAATCAGACTATGAGGAGTTGTTGTCGTTAATGCCAACAGATATTGATTGGTCTAAACTTACAGACTACGAGCAAGAGGACAATACAGCAGGTATGCAAACAATGGCATGTTCTGGTGACTCATGCGAAATCGTAGACCTAACGTAGGTCAAGTACCTTCGCCCTGTGTAAAGGTTTGTCGTCTAGATGATGATGGCTTTTGCATAGGGTGCAAGAGGTCTACAGAGGAAATAAGAGACTGGCTGATAATGTCGGAGTATGAACAAAACATGCTCTTACATGAACTTAAATGGAGACAACATGTGGGTGGTAATCACACGTGACCAATGCAATTTCTGCGATCAAGCTAAAGCCCTGCTAAAGGGTAGTGGTTTACCTTATACAGAATACAACATACAATCAGGTAGTAGTAAGTGGTTGTTGTACTTACTCAAGAGGTCTAGCATAACAACTGTTCCTCAAATCTTTAACCCGAAAGGCACCCACATAGGGGGCTATACAGAACTGAAAGAGTGGCTAGATGACAAAGGTAAGAAAGAGTTTTAGTAGGGCCTTGTATGAGGCATACGACGAGCCTGCTAAAGATGCACTAGTATCCCTACTAAAGAAGAAGGGACACACTATAGTAAACACAGAAGAGAACTACTACGTTGATGTCGTGTCACAGAAGGGTGGCTACACCTATTTTAACGAGGCAGAGGTTAAGGTAGCTTGGGATGGGGACTGGCCTACCCACTGGTCAGAAATACGCATTCCTGAACGCAAACAGAGGCTCCTAGACAAACATGGGTCAGAGAATGGTGTTCTTAACTTCTACGTCTTCCGTAAAGACCTACGACAGGCATGGCGTATCAAGGACACATTACTGACTAAGGAAAGCCTAGGTACAGCCAAAGGCAGGTACATACGTAAAGGGGAACAATTCTTTCATATACCCTATACATCAGCAGAACTGGTAGAACTGAATGGATGATGACAACGTGACAGACTTTCCTGTCAAACCTAGAAAGACCCGACGAAAAACTAATTACAAAGGTGCAGCCCAGAAAAAGACTTCTGGGTTGTTGCCTAGGACTGATAAACAAAAGGAACTATTAGATGCTCTTCGGGAATATCAACAAGTCTTTATCCTTGGTCCTGCGGGGACTGGGAAAACGTATGTTACTGCAACTTATGCTGCCGACCTCTACACGACGAAAGAAATTGATAAGATCGTCATCACAAGACCTCACGTTGCCGTAGGTAAGGAATTAGGGTTTCTCAAGGGTGACCTAGAGGAAAAGACTAAACCTTGGGCATTACCTGTACTAGACGTATTGGAGAAGCATCTTGGAAAAGGTACAGTCGAAACTGGCATCAAGAATGGCAACATTGAGATGGCACCTCTTGCACTTATGCGTGGGCGTAGCTTCGATAATGCCTTCATAATTGTAGACGAGTCACAGAACATAACCACACATGAGTTAAAAATGTTGTTGACTAGGGTTGGAGAAGGTACTACTATTGTGCTTAATGGTGATTCGCAACAATCTGACTTGAAAGAGACAGACGGTTTGTCGAAGGTGATCCATCTAGCAAAGAAGCATATGTTGCCTGTGCCAATAATTGAGTTTGGTGTGGATGACATCATCAGGTCAGACATCTGCGCCCAATGGGTTAAGGTGTTTATGAAGGAAAAACTGTGACAACTCAAAAAAGGTATTGGACATCCCTTATGGAACAAGATTGGAGTGAAGCCCCGATGATAACCCCAATGACAAAAGAGGAACGACAACGATCCAAAGAACGTGACAATGTAAACAACCCTGCACACTATGGTACAGGTGCTATTGAATGCATTGAGTATATCAAAGACTTCCTGACAGACGAGGAACTAACAGGATACTACCGTGGGAATGTAGCTAAGTATCTACACCGATGGCGATACAAGAATGGTGTCGAGGACTTGAAGAAAGCCCGATGGTACCTAGAAGCACTAATACAACAACAGGAGCGTAAATGACCGTAATCGAAGGTATCCTGCTGATTAGTCTACTGGCAAATGCATATTGCCTACGTAAGATTACAAAAGCAGAGGCCGACATAGAAATGCTGTATGAAGGTACAGCTATGTGCATGAACAAACTAGGTCTATCAGAAGAGTAGACACAAAAAAGCCCCCTAGGAATTAACCTAGGGGGTTCTTTAGTGTCTGGGGGTTAGTATTCTACTCTTCTTCGTCGGAATAGTTTAATTATTCCCCTACCTATCTCTGAGGGGCTAGGAGCAAGCCACCCAAGCACCAAAAGAATTAGTAGTAGGGGGTCTAGTTCTGATATGTTTGTCACACTGTTGTCCTGTTGTACGTTCTCTACGGGACCTTCTGGTCTTAGGACAGGCTTAACTGACCTATCGACGTTTGTCGTGACACCTTGGTAGTTCTCTTGTCCTACCTGTGTGTTAGCAGCTACGTTAGTCCCACCAGTGGGAATTAGGCTAGTTAATCCACAACTAGATAATAATAGGGTCAGGAGTATCCATCTCATTTGCTCATAGCCACTTTGTTACCCATAGGCTTACCAGCCATATAAGCTGTAGCACCCATGTAAGCTGCAACGACACCAGTCTGTGCTATGTAGAATAAACCTAGTAGATCAGCTAAAGCAGATACACGTGAGTCTGACATGATAGGTGTGAATAGAAATATCGTAAAGATAATCATCATACCCATAGCTACCCAAGCCATAAACTTCTGTGACTCAGCTTTTTCTTCACGTAACTCTACTTCAAGCATACGCTCTTTCATAGCTATTTCTTCTAGTGTGACTTTACCGTCACCATCAACATCGAAGTCAACTACCATCTAATCTCTCCGCTATTCGTCGGCTACTAGTGATGATAACAATCTTACCACCCTTATCGTATACTATATACTTATTTCCGACTCTCTTAATCATCTCATTGTGTAAACTAAGAAACCTAACCCTACAAAGAATATAAACAAAATAAAACCAGTAAGTGTCCAAGTGATTATGGCCTCTTGTAATTCAGCTTTGCGATATTCATGCTCTTTCTTTTGTTTACGTATCTTTGCTTCTGTAGCCACTAATTCATCCCATGCTGATGGACCATAAACAAAACTTATATAACTGCGTAATTCTTCACGCATGGCCTCTGCCTTACGCTTTGCATTCCAAACAGCCATAGCCTCTTGTTCTACATCACTACCTAAAGACTTCCACCAAGGTGGGTTGTTGACTTTCTTTTCTGCCTGACCTAAGTCTGACATAGCAGAAGCCCATTGGTTTAGTTGACCGCCCATTTCTTGTAGGTCCTTGCCTACAGCAAAACCCTTCTTTAAGGCATTAAAGGCGACTGTAGCACCACTGATAATCGTAACTGGGTCCATTGTATTCTCCTACTTTGCAAATGCGTCATTTAGGAGAATGATCTCAAGTTTCTGTACCTGTAAGGTTAGTTCATGTGTTGTCTTTATGTTCCAACCTAACAAACCTATAAGTGCTGCAAAAAGAACACCGACTAATGCTTTATTATCCATTTTACCTATCTCGCAGTGATTGCTCTATACTGTCGAGTTTAAGGAATATTGCTTTAATGGTTTCTTTCATCTCTTTCATTTCCCTGTCATAGGAAACTTTAGATGACTCTAGTTGTGATTTAAGTACGGCTATTTCTGTTTCGTGTTTAGTACATCGGGTAAACAAGTGCCATACGACGATTATAACAGGTGCAACAAGCCACTGCATAATAAGGTCAACCATCTCGTACATAACTAACCTATTCTACTGGGTAGGAGTTCCAAGACAACTCAAAGTGTGGTCCATCAGGAAAATTCTTCCAGTCTGCACCACACGTGATCTCTATGTCTAACTCTTCTGCTGCTGCTTTCATTGCGTCTACGATAGGGTAAAAGTATTCCCAGTCCCACGACACAGGATAAGGCACTAAGTCTACTGCATGTCCTGTCAGATGCCGTGAGTTCATAGTGGTTGACTTACCTGTCTTCACTAGTTCTCGTTGACGATTGATGTGTCGTATACCTTCAAGCACAGAGAAGTCTTGTTCAGACAACTCAATCGCCCGTGATACTACTGCTACCATATCGGGGTGAACACCCGACAGCTTTTGTTTACTTCGTGTTCCTAATTGGTATCCCATAATATCCTCTTATGATGGTTGTGTAGGCCAAGTTGGATTGGCAGGGTCTGTTGTATTGGCAGGTAGGTCACGTAAGGCTTGGCGATACGTGGCCCACTCTGTTTGATTTACTGGTGCATCTGGTACTTGTGTCCAATCGCATTGAGCTAAAATCTGATCTCTCTTTACCCTTAACTTAAACCATGCCTCAGTTTCTTCAATAGTATCTATTTCAGGTTGAGGTTTTAGTTGTATAACACCTGATACAACTTCGTATTTATACAACTCTGATAAGTCATACGTACAAGGTAAATACCCATAACCGCTTGGGGCTGTTGGAGTACCGCTTGCGTCTACTAAAGATATGATCTTTCCAGATACTTCTTCATAAAAAACGTACATACTTACCTCTTTAATAGGGTTACAAGTGCTTTTAATCTTGTAACCTTTAAGCTACCAGAAGCGATAACATAACTTAGACCTAAAGTATGACTGCCAGAAGTAGAAATAATGTTCTTGGCTTGCGCCGTAGTTGAAAACCTTAATGCGTCATAGTTAGCATAGTCATCATCACTACTATTTACAAAGATTGCGACGACTGATCCATCAACAGTAAGTGCTAAACTGTAGTTAATGCCAGTACCTGAGCCGTATAAATTACATGCACCAGATATAAAAACAAACTGACTTGCTTCTGTTGTAGTAAAACTACCAATGGTTTGCGATCCGCTACTTGTCAAGTTTAGTACGCTGGATGTTGGAGTTATAGCTTCTTGGTCTGTAATTGCCCGTGAAACAACATTAGCTGTAGCTACACCACTAGTACCCGTTGCAATTTTACTGCCAGTAACACCAGCGTCTTTAATGATAAGATTACCAGAGCCATCACTATCTAGTGTAACATTGTCGATCTGAACTTGGTTAGCTGTCAGTGTACCACGAATAAATGCAGCACCAAACTCTGCTGTATCATTGGAGCGATTAATTTGCCAACCTTGAACACCTGTCTGAAAGTTGTCACTTTGGATAGTCGCAGTAACCTGAATGACATTAGTAAGAGTTCCAAAGCTAACAGATACAACACCTGTTACCCCATCTTTTGTTGCTGTAAAAGTAGTAGACCACTCATAAACACTAGTGTTAGTTATTTCCACTGATGGTGGGGTTTGCGAATAGTTAGAACTAAGTCCAGTCAACTGACCAGTTGAAAAGTTAAAACCTGTTGCACTGGGCGCAGAGGGTTGTCCTGACTGTAATATCTGGTAGTACACACGACCTGTCGCTACAGTATCACCATCATCACCATCAACACCTACACCATCCTCACCATCCTGTGGATCAGCTTCTGTTGTAACTGGTCCTGTACCAGCAGAAAATCCAGAGGGATTACCTGTAAAGTCTAGTGCCTTTAGGAAGTAGTATCTAGTAGTACTTTCTGGTAGACCACCATGCACAAATTCTGTTGCAGCAGTTGATCCCAACAAAGTAGCACCAGACGTTGTGTTGCTAGTGTTTACATAAACCTGAACTTCTTTGAAGTCATTGTCAGTTGGGTTCACCCAAGATATAAAGTTAGACCTGTATCCCCCAGAACCACTTACACCAGTAGGTGCAGAGGGTGCTGTAGTATCCGCTGCAATAGTTACAGTCGTCGTAGAAATATCAGACTGTATGCCTAGTCTGTTACGAGAACTAATACGTAGGTCGTATGTTTCCCCTACCTCAACACCAGTAATCCTAGAATAGAGGTTAGTGGTTACCAACGACTGATAATCTGTTTCACCAGTACGTTTCCATTCTAGTACATAGTCGTTTACATAAGCATCATCAGTGACAGTCCAAGCTACCTCTGCATTAGCGATTGTAGTACCGTCAGGTTGAATGATAACCTCTGTAGTAGGTGTACCATCAAAAGTCGGCTGAGGTGCATAGTTGTACCTAGGCAGTGTCGTATTGTTAGTTGAGAAGACACTAGCTTCTGCATTCCAGTCGTATGCGGCTTCTGAGTTCTCTTTTAGTGTCAGGTCAACCTCTAGGGCAGCACCATCACCATAAGCAAACTTCCACGATACAACCTCAAAGACTTTCTCATTCCAACCCATGCGTGAGTTAGTTAGCTTAATATTGTCTCCAACTCTAGCTTGGAATGCTTTAAGGCCAAACCTAGCACTAACAACAATTTGTTCCCTAGTTCTAAATAGGGTTTGTTTAGCTATACGTTGGGCTTGAAGTAAGTCAGTAGTAAATGGCAGTGGAAGTTCTAGTGTATTTCTTACTCCACCATCCTCTGTTTCTAGGACAGAAGATGTTACCATTGGGTAATCTGTAGGTATAAAGTCTATAAGACCTGTTGTACTAGGGTCAGTAAAATCATACTCAGCAGATACTTTACCTGTAACAGAGTTGTATAGATCACGACGAGATGTCTTTGTGTCTATAGACATAGGGCCACGTAGATCACCCTCGTCAAACACAGGGCTGATAGGTGTACGATACTCACCTACACGTAGAACCCACTTACCTTGAGCATAGAATAAAGAACCTGCACAAGACGAAAGCATGGCAGGTATAATCTCTTGAGGTGCCATGTCCCGTGTAAATACGCCATTTAGATTATAGCGATCATTTATCCAAACGTCTTGACCTTGTGAGTATTCTGTAACTTGTTCTTCACAGATGTCAGCTTCGTCAGCCCATTCTACATCATCAATTTCATCATAGCCAACATTGAGGCCATGCTCTTGAGTTAGGTAGTCTAGAATACATAACGCAGGGTTATTGCTATATTCCCAAGTGGACTCAGTAGTCTTTCTGTGTGTGGATACTCCAAGACTTGCATCATAAGCGTCAGATGTGCTATCTTTACGAGGGTCATATATCTTACGTCCTTTTACGATAGCGTTGATTGTAGGGATACCGTTGGTAAATACGTCCTTATTGTAGTAAAAAAGAGTTTGTAAAAACGATAAACCGTTGCCAGTAAAGTCAGTTGAGTTTACATCTGTTGAGTTGTCTGTCTTGCTATAAAATAATTGGTTCAATGCAGTGGTGTTGTTTGATCCATTACCTTTAAATACAGCAACCTTTGATGATGTGCCATCTTTCCAGTCTGGGTGGTCAATGAACCCCCCATAAACAGACCCACTTCCCACATTAGCTTTATCAACACGTGTGTCGTTGACATAAATGTCTTCAATCTCTTCGACAGGGTGACCCGCAATACAGATGATTTGCATCAAAGTACTGCTATCATCAACACTTTCGATGTAAGTAACAGCACCGCCGACACGGGTACGACCGTAGATCACCTGCTTAGGTGAGTCTGGCTGTAGTCGGTTGCTTAGGTCTGGGCTAGTAGGTGTAGGAACATCAGGAGTTAACTGCTTCAAGGCCCACATAGTGCCAGCAGTGTAGATAGCGTAAGCTGCAACTGTGGCGTAGGTAATTGTTGTACCTGCAATTACTGTACCCAAGGTAGGGAAAGCAGCAGTAAGACCTTGAGCAATAATCGTAGGCATCCTACGTAACTGGTAGTTAGGACTTAGGAACGTAGTACCTCTTGCCCATGCGCCAAATTCATCTCTCATTTTTCACCCCATGCAAACTGTATTTCGTCTGTTGGTATAAATTGTAATTCTCTAGTCCCTACGAAAACGGAACTATCACCTAGGCATATACCAAGGGCAACTCTTGTAGTGTTGTTTAATGACCACTTAGATGTACCGACTAAATTACCATAAGCTACTTGTGATGTAGGCACTCTGTTTAGCTTCTCGTCTAATGCTTCATGTAGTTCGTTGTAGCCAAACTCTTGTTGCATCTCTTCTCTGGACAGAGGTCTATACCTTTCATTGTAGTACCTGTCGTACCACTCGTCAGCATATCCCTTACCAGTCATCTTACGCCAAGCTACATTGGTGAATACAAAACAGTCATGTACACCCCAAGAGAACCTATTATATCTATTCTGGTCTATCCAAGTTGTCAGGTTGTGTTTCCAGTCGGGTAACATTTACTTCCATTCTACTCGTTTATCTTGAATGTCTGTTAAGAAGTCAAAGAACTTATCACCTGAGTTACCGCTGATACTCTGATGACTTGCTTTAGTGTATCTGGCAACCCTTGGTCGTTCTAGGTCAATCAGTCTGCTTTCCACATTAAGTGAAACGTCAACAGTATCTGCTGATTCATTAATGGTCATAACATCCATGTAACCTGAGAATACTTCTGCCATGTTAGCCACACCTACAATACCTAGGTATAACTTAGCTTCACGACCTTGGTAGTTCTCAGACAGGGCAGCAGATAGAATACTACTGTTAAGGCCGTTTAACGACAAGCTAAGACCTTGTGCTGATAGATCAAGAGCCTCTGAGGGTTCACCTATCTGTAGCAGGTTACCGACACCAATATAAGTATTTGTCGATCCATTCTCAGGTGTAAGGGACTTACTGCCAATACCCGTCCATAGATATACGGGAGTAGAAAATTGTAGTTCTAAGGCATGGAATAACTCAACTTCACCCTCAGTGAGTTTAGCAACCATACCTGTCGGTAAAGTACGGCTCATATTGCTTCTATTGCTCCAAATGTTATACCATAGAAACTGGCATCGTTGACAGACCAGTTGGTGTCACTACTAGCTAGACGAAACTGACCTTGTGGTGCAGATAGGTCCACATTTAAGTTAGTATATGAATCTCTAAGTGCTGGCCATATTTCCATACTTGATGGACTGCTTGTCCCAACGTAGTCTACTAAAATTTTGTGTAGTCGGTATTTACCGCCTGATACTATCCCAAAGTAGTCACCAGCTTTTAGAGTTCTACCACTAGTTACAGTAGCGTTAATAGTACGATCACCAGTACCCCCAGTAATTGTCATACCTGTAGCTGTACCCCTTGGTTCAGCCGCTGTGGGATCGCTAAGTCTAAAGGTACCATATTGACCTCTTAGGCTCATCAGGAAGGCTATCCATTGCTCTGCGTCATCACGTTTCATAGGTGGTAAAGATACATCAGCAGTCCACATCTCACCAGCATGAGCATGTACTTGCCCTTCAAATGTAAATGGGGACTGGCTGTATGCTACTGCATTGACTGCATGTAACTCAATAGAGGCTATACCTGTATGTGTCGGTAAGTTTAGTGG